GAATGTCGTGATGTTCCACGGCGTCCGGGCTGGTCAGCATGGCACTTTGCAGGTTGGCGTGCTGGGCGTTTGCAGAAGCCCAGGAGACATCATCGATCACCTGGAATCCCTCAGCGGTAAATGACGCAATATGCTGCCCTGAAACGGGCGTGATAGTATATTTATCAATCAGAACCAGATGCTCAAAGTCTTCTGCGTCTGTTGGTTCCCTCATGGTGATCGTAACAGCCACTTCATGACCATTTGCATCATAGGCATGGATGGCATGGATATTCGCACTTGTAGCGCCCCCGCCAAAAAATGATACCGTATCCGCAATACCCGGTAAGGTAAATTTAATTAACCCCAAATCCTCGTCATCAATGAAAGTATTTGTTCTAGGGTCAAGGCCTGGGTTACCGTAGCGGTACCAGGATATATCATCGCGTAGGTTTGCTCTTTCTGCCGATTCAACCTTCAGGCCTGAGTCTGTAGTAAAGTCGGTGAACTGATGGTCAGGGTGATTAGCCTGTTCAAAATCTTCAAAGCCAGACACACCCACCGGGGCTGTGTCAACATTCACCACAAAATTACCCGAATGCGCACTGGTATGGCCCGCCGCATTGGTTGCTGTCACATAGAAAGTGTGCGTACCGTCACTGCGTGCGGATGGCGTGAAGCTCCATGTACCGTCACTGTGAGCGGTGGTCGACCCCAGCAGGATTCGGCCCTCGTGCACTGTTACAATGCTGCCGGCATCCGCATGACCTTTCAGCTCCGGAGTGCTGTCATCCGTCGTGTCACCCGATTTGATGTCACCTTTAGAATCGCCCACATTATCGTATGCACTCGTGATAGTTGGCGTACCCGGCACCGAGGTGTCATCCTGATTCTCTGCCACAAACTCCACGTGGAATGTCACCGTTTTGCTGTGGTTTCCGGCGACGTCAACAGAGTAAGCACTGTAGCTGAATGTGCCGTAGTTGCCTGCGGCATAGCCCTGAGACAGCGTCCACTTACCGTCGAGCCCTGCTGTTACGCTGAAGCTGTAGCTCTCGCCAAATACACCTGTTGAACTGATGTACACGATACTGCCCGGCTCTGCCGTCCCGATAAGCACCGGCGTGGTGTCATCGGTGACACCCCCATTAGCGACCAGACCCGTCATTGTGCCCGCATCGTCCTCCAGACCTGCGATAGTCATCTCAGTATGGGTATCAACTACGAAAGCAAAGTTGTCGGATTTGTCACTGACGTTTCCGGCTGCATCTGTCGCAGTGGCAGTCAGGATATGTCTGTCATCACTGAGCGCTGATGATGGTGTGAAACTCCATGAACCGTCGCTGTGGGCAGTGGTGGAGCCCAGCAGAGTGTTGCCTTCGTACACTTTTACAGTGCTGTTCGCTTCAGCATGGCCTTTCAGCTCAGGTCTGGCGTCATCCGTGGTGGAGCCCCCTTTGAAGTCACCTTTAATATCACCAACATCATCGTGGTAACCCGTGATGGTCGGTGCATCCGGTGGGGTGGTGTCTGCCGCTTCAATGTTAATCACAAAGTGACCGGAGTGTGCGCTGGCATTGCCCGCTGCATCCGTCGCCGTCGCGGTGAAGTCATGTTTGCCGTCGGCACGCACAGGCGTGGTGTAACTCCAGCTGCCGTCTGCTTTGGCCGTTGTTGACCCCAGCAGGGTGCTGCCTTCGTATACTTTGACAATGCTGTTGGCTTCAGCCTGACCGTTCAGGGTTGGCGTGGTGTCGTCCGTCGTGCCGCCGTTGCTGTCAAAACCTTTAGAATCGCCGAAGTCATCGTAGTAATTAGCGATGGTTGGTGCATCAGGTGCGGTGGTGTCGTCCTGGTTTTCCCCGACCAGCGTTACCGTAAAGTCAGCACTGGTGGCCTTGTTGCCCGCGTTGTCCAGCGTCGTGACCCAGAAGCGGCTCTCGCCACCAAATTGCAACACCTGCCCGCCGGCCAGCTGATAGTCCCAGTGACCGTCAGTGGACGCCACCACCGAACCCAGAACGTACTCTTTCCCCGTGTACGGGTCGTACTGGTGGATACTTACCGTGCTGCCGGCTTCTGCTGAGCCGGACAGGTGCGGTTGTTTGTCATCCGTGGTACCGCCATTTTTGATATCGCCCGTCTGGCTGCCGTGGTCATCCACAACGTGCTCAATGACCGCAGGTGTGGTATCGGACGTATCAATAATCACCCCAAAGCCCGCAGACTTACCGCTGGTATTGCCTGCCGCATCCGTCGCGGTGGCGAAGAAGACGTGCGCGCCCTCACTGCGCTCAGACGGTGTGAAGTTCCAGTTTCCGTTCTTGTCTGCGGTGACTGAACCCAGCAGCGTGCTGCCGTCGTAAATCTTCACTACGCTTTTTGCGTCAGCATGGCCGTACAGGGTTGGCGTAGTGTCATCGGTGGTGGTGCCGTTGTTGCCATAACCTGTAGAATCGCCGGCATCATCGTAGTAATTTACGATAGTCGGTGCATCCGGTGGGGTGATATCCGGTACATCAATGTTCACCACAAAGTTGCCTGAATGCGCACTGGTATTACCTGCCGCATCTGTCGCAGTGGCGAAGAAGGTGTGTTTACCTTCGGCCAGCGCGCTGGAGACATCAAAAGCCCAGAAGCGGTCAGCACCCGCAGTCGTGGAACCAATCAGCACCGAACCCTCGTAAATTTTCACGATACTGCCCGGCTCTGCAACCCCTGCCAGCTCTGGCGTGGTGTCATGAAGTGTGCCGCCATTAGTCGCGCCTGAACCGTCTGTGGAGCCATCTTCCGCCGTGACAAATGCCCCGGAAATGAGTGGCGCATCTGGTGGGGTGGTATCCGTATCCGGCAAATCAATGTTCAGCACAAAGTTGCCTGAATGCGCACTGGTATTGCCAGCCGCATCTGTCGCGGTGGCGAAGAAGGTGTGCTTGCCTTCGGCCAGCGCGCTGGAGACATCAAAAGCCCAGCGGTGGTCTGCACCCGTCATCGTGGAGCCAATAAGCACCGAACCATCGTAAATTTTCACGATACTGCCCGGCTCAGCAACGCCTTCCAGCTCTGGCGTGGCGTCATGGAGTGTGTCGCCACTATTTGCGCCTGAGCCGTCTTTGGTGCCATCTTCCGCAGTGCCGTATATACCCGTTAATATAGGTGCATCCGGCGGGGTGATGTCAGGCGGGGTGTTGTCGTCCGCATTGCTGCCGGTCAGGGTCACCGTGAAGGCGTCGCTCGTGACGGTATGTCCATCTGTATCCACAGAAGAAACATGGAAAATATTTTCCGCACCGTGACCCGCCTGCATGGCCTGTTTGCCGGTGAACTGGTAGTGCCAGGTACCGTCATTACCGACGGTGATACGGCCAAGGGTGTAGGTTTTCCCTGTTGATGGACCATACATGGTGACAGTCACGACACTGCCGGGCTCACCGGTGCCGTGCAGCTCAGGCTGTTTGTCATCGGTTTTACCGCCGTCAGCCACCTGCCCGGTATGCAGGCCTACATCATCAATGATGTAGGAGATTTCCGGGGTGGCGAACACGTCGGCATTCGTGGCCACAGTTTCCACGCTGTAGCCTGCGCTGCTGTCGCTGGTTCCTATGGCATTGGTCGCCGTGGCCGTAAAGGTCCACTCACCCAAAGCGGCAGTAATGCTTTGCGCCGTGGTCAGTTGGTAGTCCCAGTTGCCGTTGCTGTCAGCCACCGCGCTGCCCAGTACCGTCGTCATACCTGAAGGTGAGGTCACGGACAGCGTCACTACGTCATGGGCGCCCGCTGTACCAGAAACGTCAGGATGGCTGTCATCGGTTTTACCGCCCTGCGCCACCACACCCTGATGGTCACCGGCATAATCGTGCACTTCGGTAATCACCGGGGCGGCGGGTGCCACGTCCTGGTCCAGTTCGGTGGTATGAATGGTGTAGGTATTGGACGGCAGCAGTTCAGTGCCGGCCGAGTCTAACAGGATGATCTGGAAGTCATAGGTTCTGCCCGGCTCCAGTGGCGTCGCCGGTTTGAAGGTCCAGTAACCCTCATCCCCGATGTCGGCATAGCCAACCACCACATTATTACAGAAAACCCGCAACGTCAGGCCGTCTCCCTCCGGAAGGCGACCCGAAAGGGTAGGCTGCAGGTCATCGGTGTATCCGTTATTGAGCACCGGGCCCTGAAAGTTGCCTGCGTAATCCATAATGGTGTCAATGCGTGCGAATGAGTCATGGTCAATGCCCGCTTCCACTGAGGTGTTCAGGTTATTGTTTTTTGTGCTGGACATAATATCCGCTACCTTTAAGTTGAGTTTTAGAATTAACCGCCCGGAAAGAGATAAAGAACGAAGCCGGGTGGCCTTTAGCTGAGAGCAGCAGGGTGCTGCCGGTAAGGAGGATATTAACGATTGGCGGAGCAGGGAATAATCATATTTAAAATAATGTAATGCCGAAATTGAAATAACAGTGGGGCAAAAATACACTGACTGGCATCTCATTGATTTAAATGACTTTACCTGGAATTGTTCATTTACAACCACAAACCAAAAGAGAAATTCAATAAAACAAAATAACAATACCGGATAATTCAGGTAACCCGTTTCCGTGCAAGGAAATCTGATTAAAGAGAATGATAAAAAATCCGGCGGGCAGAAAAAAAGGCCATCCTTTAATTCCTTAAAGGATGGCCTTCACAGAAGAAATTTCTGTATACTCTCACCGAAAATAACCCCTGAACACTCCTGTCCAGGAGAACGTCAAGTATAAAGGGAAAAGTCGAATCCAGATATTACAATAAATCGAAAGTGATATTTCTTAATTCTGAATAAAGCATTTAAAATGCCGCGCAACGAATACATTAAAACGTTCCGGTCAGTTTTATTAGGGGGGCGGGGACCGGTCGTGCCTTATGAGACCAGAGCATATCAAAATTGGTTTCTGATACCGCTTAGCGTGTTTTTTTGTACATCACCGGACGCCCCTTTACATGCTAAAATCCCTTGAGACAACAGAGTGCGTCTACCCGAAAAACAAAAAAATAGCGGGCAACACGCGATTAAATTTCATTATAAACGGCAGGTTACCTTCTAAACGTACGTTTTCTTTCCGTTGGCCCTTAAACCTTTGAAACTGAACACAGACATCGTGTTTTTTATCTGCCCAGTCCACACCAACCTATGCAGAAAATTGATTCGTCGCAGTCATTACCCACTCCTTTTCAACGAGGAATGGTATGCATTCCACACTCTACGAAAGAAATATAGCCAGCAGTTTATCTGCATGCCCTGAATCACCTAATAGCGTAAGTTTCAGGTATGAAAGTCTATAGCTCGCTCAAACCAGACTGTCAGATTTGATGATGTTGTACCTACGAAATGTGTCAGCCTAAGTTTGAGCTAATACTCCTCTGTCAGTGCCCCCACGTTGTGCCACCCGCCATCAACCCGCCTCAAATTGTACGCCGCCTGACAGGGCGGCATTCTTTTATCCATGAATACTTCCATCCCAAAGAACGACATTCCGCGCCTGCTGCGCAATCTGATCCGCATTGGCACCGTTGCCGAGGTGGATTTAGATGCGGGCACCTGTCGCGTAAATACCGGCGGCAACGTCACCGACTGGCTGCACTGGCTGACCTCCCGCGCGGGGCGTTCCCGTTCCTGGTGGGCACCGTCTATCGGTGAACAGGTTCTGCTGTTCTGCCTGGGCGGCGAGCTGGATACCGCCTTTGTGATGCCTGCTGTGTTCTCTGATGAATTCCCCTCCCCGTCTGCCTCGGCGGATGCTGTACATGTCACTTTCGCTGACGGCGCGGTGATCGAGTACGAACCCGAAACTGGCGCGCTGCTGGCAACCGGCATCAAGTCTGCCACGGTGAACGCTGCCGATAGGGTGGCGGTGACTGCTCCGCAGATTATCTGCACGGCGACAACGCGCATCACTCTCGACACGCCGGAAGTGGTCTGCACTAACAAACTCACCACCGCCACCATCGAGATAAAAAAGGCCGGCACCCTAACCGGCAACCTCACCCATTCAGGCGGGAGCATCACGTCAAACGGCGTGGTGGTTCATACCCATAAACACGGTGGCGTCCAGACGGGCGGCGGTCAGACCCAGGTGCCTTCATGACCAATGCAAAATACATCGGCCTGGCTCGCGATACGGGGCGCAGCGTCGAAGACCTGGCGCACATCAAGCAGTCGGTCAGCGACATTTTGCGCACGCCCGTCGGTTCCCGCGTCATGCGCCGTGACTATGGTTCACTGCTATCGATGCTGACTGACCGCCCGCAGAATGCGGCGCTGCGCCTGCAAATCATGGCGGCGTGCTACAGCGCGATCCTCAAGTGGGAGCCACGCGTCAGCCTGACCGGCATCACCTTTGAAACCACCTACGACGGCAAAGGCGTGGTGGAACTCACCGGCACCCGCAAAGACACCTCCGCCACCATTTCCTTAACCTTACCCGTGAGCTGAATTATGGCAACTATCGACCTGAGCCAGTTACCCGCCCCCGACGTGGTGGAGGTGCTGGATTACGAAATCCTCCTGGCGGAACGCAAAGCCACGCTGGTCTCCTTGTACCCCGAAGACCAGCAGGCCGCCATCGCCCGCACGCTGACCCTGGAGTCTGAGCCCATTGTGAAACTGCTGGAGGAGAACGCTTACCGCGAAGTGATCCTGCGTCAGCGGATTAATGAAGCTGCGCAGGCGGTGATGCTGGCTTATGCCACCGGAACAGACTTGGACAATATCGCCGCCACGTTCAGCGTGGAACGCCTGACGATCACGCCAGCGGATACGGTCAGCGTGCCCGCCGTGGAGGCAGTAATGGAAGGCGATGCGGATTTGCGTATCCGTGCGCAGCAGGCGTTTGAAGGGCTGAGCGTAGCCGGTCCGGTAGGTTCCTATGAGTATCACGGGCGCTCGGCTGACGGGCGGGTGGCGGATATTTCGGTGGTCAGTCCGTCGCCCGCCTGCGTGACGATTTCCGTGCTGGCACAGACCGGCAACGGCACCGCGCCCGCCGACCTGCTGGCGAAAGTTCAGGCCGCGCTCAATGACGAGAACGTCCGCCCCGTGGCCGACCGCGTGACCGTCCAGTCCGCCACCGTGGTCAGTTACACCATTGACGCCGTGCTGTATCTGTTCCCCGGTCCGGAAGCCGAACCTATCCGTGAAGCCGCTGAGGCAAAACTGATTGCCTACACCACCGCGCAGCACCGTTTAGGCCGCGACATCCGGCTGTCCGCCATTTATGCCGCGCTGCACGTTGAAGGCGTGCAGCGGGTGGAGCTGAAAAGCCCCGCCGACGACATCGAGCTGGATAAAACGCAGGCGTCATTCTGCACCACGTACACCCTGAAAGTGGGCGGTTACGATGAGTGACCGCCTGCTGCCCGCCGGTTCCTCGGCTCTTGAGGTTGCCGCCGCCGACGCCTGCGCCGCGCTTGAAAAGGTGCCGGTGCCGCTGCGGCAGCTTTGGGATCCGCTGGCCTGTCCGGCAAAGTTTTTGCCCTATCTGGCCTGGGCGCTGTCGGTTGACCGCTGGGATGAACACTGGCCTGTCGCCACTAAGCGCCGCGTGATTCAGTCGGCCTGGTTCATTCACTGCCATAAGGGAACCATCGGTGCCATCCGGCGCGTGGTGGAGCCGCTCGGCTACCTGATTAACGTCACCGAGTGGTGGGAAACGAATGACGAACCCGGTACGTTTCGTCTGGATATCGGCGTGCTGGAAACCGGCATCACCGAAGAAATGTATAACGAGATGGAAAGGCTGATTGCTGACGCCAAACCCGCCAGCCGCCATCTCATCGGCCTGACCATCACCCAGGACATTAAAGGCGATGTTTACATTGGCGCAGCGCAGTACGTCGGCGAGCTGCTGACCGTTTACCCCGCATAAGAGGACGTTATGAGCAGATTTAAATCCGTCGTCACCACGCTCGGGCAGTCGCGCATTGCGGCAGCCATGGCGGCGGGGACTGACATCAACATTACGCAGCTGGCCGTCGGCGACGGCAACGGCAAGGCGACCACGCCGGTCGCCACGCAGACCAAACTGGTCAAAGAGGTGTACCGCACGCCGCTCAATTCCTTAAAGCTCGATCCCACTCATGGTAACTGGGTGATTGCTGAGGCGGTGATTTCCGCCAGCGTCGGCGGTTTCTGGATGCGCGAAATGGGGCTGTTCAGCAGCGACGGCGGGCTGATTGCCGTCTGCAATATGGCTGATACCTATAAACCGACCCTGGCGGAAGGTTCAGGCCGCACGCAGACGTTACGTATGGTGATTGCCGTCAGTAATACCGAAGTCATCAGCTTGCTGATCGACGACTCGGTGATTATGGCGACTGAGCAGTATGTGAATGACCTGCTGGCTGCGCATGAGAAATCCCGTAACCACCCCGACGGGACGCTGACGGCAAAAGGATTTGTTCAGCTGAGCAGCTCGGTCAGCAGTACCAGCGAAACGCTGGCGGCGACGCCAAAGGCGGTGAAGAACGCCAATGACAATGCAAATACGCGCGTACCGTCCACCCGCAAGGTAAATAATAAGGCGCTGAGTGCTGACATTACCCTGGAATCGGCGGACGTCGGGGCAATGAGCAATCTGATGCTGGCAACGGACACGACGAAGGTTAAACGTCTGGATGACCCGTCCATTATTGACGTCACCAATCCCATCAGTATTTCTGCCACGTTTGCAGACCACCCTCTGGG